GACATCGCCGAATCACCCCGGGCTGCATTTGGGGGCAGCGACCGGGACCTGTCCGGGGTCGCCCTGGAGATAGAGCTCCAGCCCATGCTGCAGAAGCTGCGCCGCAAACGGCTCATCCGCTCCGACGCCTACAACCGCCGCAACCGGATGATACTGAAGCTGTTGCAACGACACACCAAGCAGAGCTTCGGGGAAAACCAGCTCCGGGTGGTATGGAGCCCGGTGCTGCCCCAGGACATGACCCGCCTCATCTCCAACGAGCAGACCCTGGTCCAGAACGGCATCCACTCCCGGCGGCGGGCGATGGGGGAGGTGGGGGTCAAGGACCCGGAGATAGAGTTCAACAGATGGCTCGAGGAACGAGCCACCATCCTCAAGATGAATAAGCAGCTTGACGCCAAACCCAGCCAGGGCGGAGCGAGAGGGAGAGCGAAAACGGCCCAGGGGGAACAGGCTAAAGCATCCCATAGAGAGAAAGGAGGAGCTTAAATTGGCAGATGAAGAACTGAAACAAGACCCTGAAGGGGAACAGCCGGAAGAGAGCCCGGCACCCGACCCCGCCGAGCTGGAGAGCCTGATGGCTCAACAGGAGGCGGAGCTGGCCGAAGCCAACGCCCGCATCGCCGAGCTGGAGCAAGCCGCGGCCGACGCCGAAGCCAAGCTGGCAACCGCCACCGAGTCCCTGGCGCAGGCCGTGGACAGATACCGAGCCATGGTGGCGGCAGCGAACCCGGAGGTGCCCGAGGAGCTCATCACCGGAGACAGCATCGAGTCCATCGATGACTCCCTGAGCAAGGCGAAGACCCTCATCGGGAAGGTAAAGCAGGGGCTGGAGAACCAGGTCTCGGCGGCGAAGATACCCGCCGGCGCCCCGCAGAGGACGCCCCCCGACCTGTCATCTCTGTCCCCGCGAGACAAGATCAAAAACGCAATAGGAGGCAACAGATAATGGCACTAACACTAGCCGAGGCAGCCAAGCTGTCCAACGATATGCTGCTTCAGGGAGTAGCCGAGACCATCGTCAAGGACTCGCCGGTCCTGCGGCAGCTGCCCTTCATAGAGATCGTGGGCAACGGGCTGACCTACAACCAGGAGAAGACCCTGCCTGACATCGACTTCTACGATGTCGGCGACAGCTGGGACGAATCAACCCCCACCTTCGAGCAGAAGACCGCCAACCTGAAGATCATGGGCGGAGACGCCGATGTGGACAATTTCCTCAAGGCCACCCGCAGCAACATCCAGGACCTGGAGGCGGCCGTCATCGAGCTGAAGACCAAGGCGCTCAGGCGCAAGTTCGAGGAGATATTCATCTACGGAGACGCCACCGCCAATGCCCTGGAGTTCGACGGGCTGAGGACCCTCATCGATACCACCTCCGCCGGCGACCAGGTGATAGCCATGGCCGACACCGGCGCCACCCTCACCCTGTCCAAGCTGGACGAGCTCATAGACGCCGTGAAGGGGGGCAAGCCCGACATGCTGCTGATGAGCCGCCGCTCCCGGCGGAAGATAAACGCCCTGGTCAGGGCGGGAGGCGGCATGATGGAGACCGAGCGCGACATGTGGGGCAACTTCGTCGAGCTGTGGGACGGCATCCCCGTCGGCGTTACCGACTGGATACTGGACACCCACACCCTCGTCGGCGGAGTGGAGACCGCCACCACCGGCGGAGACTGCTCCGCCATATACGCCGTCCAGACCGGCGAAGGCGGCCTATGCGGGCTGACCAGCCCGGGTCACATCCAGGTGGAGCCCGTCGGCTCGCTGGAGAGCAAGGACGCCTCCAGGACCAGGATAAAATGGTATGTATCCCTGGCCCTGTTCAGCACCATCAAAGCCGCTGCCCTCATCGGGGTTCAGGACTGAACCGGGGCAGCATGAGGAGGTCAACAGTGAACAAAAAGGAACTGGCTAACTGGCTCTGCCGCTACCGGCTGAGCAAGTACCACCAGGATATCGCGCCCTACCGGGGGCGGGAGGACGAGTTTCACCGGCTGTTCCAGCCCTACGAGGTCATCGAGGGCGAGGGGAACTGCCTGCTCAACGGCGGCATCGACGAGATATGGGACCTGGTAAGCGGAGCCGTATCCGGCGCCGACCACATCTACGACAACACCGCCGCCCAGATAGGGGTGGGCGATTCCGACACCGCCGCCGCCGCAACCCAGACAGACCTGCAGGCAGCAAGCAACAAGACCTACAAGGGCATGGAGTCCGGCTACCCCACCTCCGCCGCCCAGAAGGCGACCTTCAAGGCGAGCTTCGGCTCAAGCGATGCCAACTACGCCTGGGAGGAGTGGGTGGTCAAGCAGTCCACCAGCGGCATCTGCCTGAACCGCAAGGTGGAGAGCCTGGGCACCAAGAGCACCGGCACCTGGACGCTTGAGGTAGAGATAAGCCTGAGCTGACGGCCCGGGGCTACGCGAGGGGGGGAGGGACACAGAAACCCTCCCCCCACCCCGATAAGGAGGAACAACCATGGTAACGGACCCGGCAAAGAGGGTAACCGACCCCGCGGTGATAACGGAGCTGAAAAGGCAGGGCATGGACCGGGACTATGTGGAGTTCTGCCAGGACTATGCCCCCCGCTATGTCAACGGCAGGCGGGTGAAGGGCAGAAGCCCCTACGCCAAGTTCTACCGGGACCTGAAATCCAATAAGAGGATGATGGTGGTGAGTGGCTTGCCGAAGGTGGATGCTGATGGCGTGAAGATAGTCCCTCAATGGGAGCAGGTAAGCAGCACGCCTAGAGTGTTCCAATCAAAGGCAAACATATTCTCGGCAACAGTAAGCCCCAGCGGTATTCAATTATCCTGTAAAAGCGACCAGCCTGACGATAGAAAACTAAATGATAGGCTTTCATTCAACCCCCGGCTTTTCCTCGACGGCAGAGAGCAACCCTGCGGCGATGCCATCCTGCTCACCACCGACCCGGTAAACGATAGCTACGCCGAAAACACCCTGGAGTGGGACTACGGCATCTGTAAGCGCCGGCTGCGGATCATAGAGGGCAGGATACACGGCAGCTGGGTGTTCGCCGAGAACCCCGGCGGCGAAGTGAGCATAGAGTATAACCAGAGCGGCGACTACCGGCTCAAGCTGGGGCGATATAAAATCAACGATGATGAAGAAGCCGTCCCCAGGGAGGCTTTTGATAGTGCCGAATACCCCTTCACGGTAAGCGACAGCAGCACCTACTACCCTGATGCTCACGCTGAAAGCACTAGCGTTGATGGTTATGTAGCAGCTAGTGGCAGTGAGTGGACTTGGGCAGAAATTATAGCCCACGCTGGAGTTGGGTCATCTGATACGGTCGCTAAATCCGAGTTTATGATGATTAGTGCCTGGGATGCAACTGACAAGTGGGAACAGGTGCTCCGTAGTATATTTCTCTTTGATACATCAGGATTAGATGATGGGGCTACCATTAGTGCTGCTACTTTCTCTGTGTATGGGGACGGAAAGGATGATGGGCTGTCTGTTACTCCCGATATAAATGTTTACTCCTCAGACCCAGCTTCAAATGATGACCTAGTTAGTGGTGATTATGATAGCCTCGGCACAACTGCCTACTGCGATACGGCTATAACATATGCTGGATTTGACACCTCTGACTACAACGATTTCGCCTTCAACGCCACTGGTCTGGCAGCTATATCCAAGACAGGTGTTACCAAACTAGGGTTGAGAAATGCTAGTTTTGATGTGTCGGGGACTCCGCCAACTTGGTCAGCAGGTTGGGCGTATTCAAGAATAAAGGGTTACTTCGCCGAACAGGGCACGGGCTACAAGCCCAAGCTGGTGGTCACCTATACCACTGGTCCCACCGAGAAGTCTTCAGCCGAGAGCGGCTCCGGCTCCGAGGCATCATCGCCCCAAGCCACGCTATCCAAGGCAGACGGCGGCAGCGGGGCGGAGCTATTGGAGCTGCTGGCGGCGCTGGCGGCCACGGCTGAAACCGGCAGCGGTGTTGAGACCGCCTCCAAGGCGTTCTGCTCAGCAGATGCGGGCTCCGGCGCCGAAGCGCTGCTGGCACGGCTGCTGGCAGGCTCGGAATCCGGGGAAGGCGCCGAAGCACTGCTGGCACGGCTGCTGGAAAACGACGATAGCGGCAGCGGCGCCGACGGCTACTCGTCCCTGGTCAACGACCTGATTACAGCCGTCCTCTCCGCCGACGGCGGCGCCGGGCTGGAAGCCCTGCTCTCCAGGGCGCTGGGCGCCTCAGAGAACGGAGACGGCTGGGAGAGGCTGCGCGCCAAGATAGCCAGATCAGCCGGCGCCAGCGATATGAAACTGCCCACCAGCATGGGCCAGGCGGAAATGCCGCCGAAGGAGTGAACACGATGAATCTAGCCGAGATGATAACCATGGTCAGGCGCGACCTCCGGGACGGGGACTCCCCCTACCAGTGGTCGGACGATGAGCTGACCAGGCACATCAACCACGCCGTCAAGGAGCTGTCCGAGCGAGCGCCCCTGCCAGCCAAGGCGACACTGCCCACGGAGAGCGGCTCCAGGGAGGTGTCTATATCCGGCCTCGCCGACCGGATTACGGTGCAGGCAGCCGAGTACCCCGTAGATGAATCCCCGGCACGCTACCAGCGCTTCTCCATCTGGGGAAACACCCTGACCCTGATAAGCGGCATCGAGCCGGACGGCTCCAACTGCCATATCTACTACGGCACCCTCCATACCCTGGACGGCGACGGCTGCACCGTACCCAGCAAGTACGAGGAGCTGGTGGCTATGGGCGCCGGCGGCTACGCCGCTATCAGCGGGGCGGCGCAGGCTATAAACAGGGTCAACACCGGCGGTACGATAACACCCAAGGAATACCGCGCCTGGGGCAACGAGCGCCTGAAGGCGTTTCGGGACGGATTGAAGCGGCTGGGGAGACGGCAGCGGATACGAACCCAGCAGATGTTCACGGACTGAATGAGAAAGGAGCCACCGGGGCGATGACCGCAAAACAGGAGAAGAATGAAAAGCAGGGGCTGCCCAGAGAGGCGTTCGCCATCGTCGGCGATCCTAAAGACCCCGCCAGCTGGCGGCTGGCCCATCACCGCAAGAGCATAGCGATGGCGTTGAGCGGCGAGCTTGATATAGAGAAAACGGTGGACTGGCGGCGGATGGCGGCGGCGGCGGCCGCCCTGTCCCCGAGGAGACGCCGCACGGGCGGAATAGACGCCGCCCCGGAGCAGGTCCTCGCCGCCGCCGGGCACCTGGCGAGCCACTACCAGAAGGCGGGCAAGCCGCTGCCCGATATCCTGGCGGCGCTGGCGTGAGATGAGGCAGACCGCGGAGAGAATCAGGGAGCGGGTGGAGCTGATAAAGGGCAGCGTGCGGCCGTTCATCATCATCTGGGGGTTCACCGTCTACGGCGTCTGCGTAATGCGCGGGATAGAGATACCCCAGCCGCTGACCTGGCTGGTGGCAGCCGTGGTGGCGGAGTACTTCGGCGAGAGAGCCGTGAAGAGATTCAAGGAGCAGAGATGAAACCAGACCATTTATACCGGCTCTACCGAGCCCTGTGGTCCAGAATGGGCAGCCGCCCCTGGACCTATATCATCAGAGATTCCTACCATAACAAGCCCCTCCTGTGGCTCGCCGCCGCCATCGGCATCGGCGCCCTGCTGGGGCACCTGTTCTGGGGGACGCCCTGGGTTCCGGGGCAGGGAGGAGGTCAGCCATGAGGAGTCTATCGGAGACTCTGCTCACCGCCCAGAAGGAGGCCAGCCGCACCCCCTATGTCAAGGTGACGGCCAAAAACCGCATAGCCGGCGTGGTCAGGCTGGACTGGGAGAGGCTCTACACCGGCTCCGAGGACGATTACCACCACGCCCTGACCATCCCGGCGGACGGCTCCCTTACCCGAGTCAGGATCAGCCCCCCCGCCGACTCCAGAAAGCTCTACCGGCAGCGGGTGGTGGACCCCACCCCGCAATCGAACTTCAGCCAGTGGAGCTACACCGACCGCTACGGCGTCGTCATCTGCGCCGCCTGCTCCCTGGGGGCCGAGGCCAGCATCCTGTGGATAGAGAGCGACCGCGCTATCTATAGAATGAAAAGCACGGACTACGGGGCGAGCTACTCCACCCCGGAGGTGATAGACTACTCCCCGACTACAGCCATCTACGGGTTAGCCGCCGCCTACAAGCCCAACGGCGACCTGGCATTGTTCTTCGCCGACCAGTCCACCCTCTATGTCAAGAAACACGTCGGCGGCAGCTGGCAGAGCAAAGCCGCCTGGGACAAGACCACCGGGGACCTCTCCGGCGCTGCCGCCGTCTACGACGGCGACTGGGACCTGCTCCTCTCCGGCAAGGACAGCGACGGCAACTACAAGCTGTGGAGCCTCATCTACGGCGACGGCGGCGAGCAGACCGCCGGCACCTGGTCAGAGCTGAAGGAGTTCGCCTCGGCGCCCTCGGACGGCGACTACCTGTATCGCTGCGCGTTCATAGACAAGCCCGATGTCCGCCGCTGCTTCTTCATAGAGAAGTACGCCGGCAGCGAGGCATACAGCCGCCCCTACTGGTCATACTCCGTGCCCGGCGCCGGCTACGGCGAAAACCTGTGGCACGAGCCGGTGCCGTTCAACCTGTCCAGCGAATACGGTCTGGCAATCGCCCACCACGGTGATTACTGCTGGCTGTCCAGCCCCGGCGGGGTGTGGCGCGCCAGCCTGGCCGAGGAGAGCCTGGAGCTTACCGCCAGCGTCATCGCCGTCAAGCTGGAGCTGTCCCACCGGGAGGGCAGGCTGACCCTGGAGCTGGACAACAGCCGAGGGCAGCTCGCCTCGCCGGGGGAGGGGGAGTTGAAGCCCCTGGAGGCTATGTCACCGAAGCGGGCAGCGAGTCCAGCCCCGGGCTCGCCTTCGCCATCGACGGCTACGAGCACACCAGCGCCGCAGGTGAAGCCAGCCTCATCATCCACGCCTCGGACGGCTGGAGCCGCGCCGGAAGCTGGGTGGCCCGGCAGCAGTTCCGCTGGAACAAGACCGGTCAGGAGATGTGCATCGAAGACATCCTCGCCTTCGTCCTGGCCAGGGTGGGGATAAGCCTGGAGGCGAAGTCCCAGTCAGCAGCCATAACCGGCGACTACCCGGACTTCACCATCAACCCGGAAACCAGGGGCGAAGGGGTGCTGCGAAAGCTGCTCTCCCTGGTGCCGGATATTATATTCATCGAGGGCAGCACAGCCTATATCGTCGACCCCTCCCCCGACGACGATTCGGTCTACTCCTACGACTCCGACCACCCCATACTGGAAGGAAGATACCGGCGGCGGGGCTGGGAGATAAACCGCGTCCAGGTGGAGGGCTACGACCCGGTGGGCGACGAGCCGATAGTGGTGGACTGCTTCTCCTGGGACGACATAGCCCGCCTCTACGACAGGCCGAGCCGCATCGAGGACGGAAACATAGACACCGTCTCCGGGGCGGGACAGCGGGGGGAGGCACACCTGAGGCACGCCGAGATAGCATCGGTGGGCGGCGTCATCCGCATCGCCCCCAACTGCGGGCAGCAGCTCTACGATGTCATCGATATCACCGACCCCCGCGCCGGGCTCAGCGAGGATAAACGGCGGGTTATCGGGCTGACTCTAGTCTATGTCCCCCGTCGCGGGGAATACCGCCACAGCCTGCGGCTGGGGATGCCGTAAACCCAGGAAAGGAGAATGGCACATGAAGATGAGAAAGGCGATACTGAAGGGCTTCAACTCCGGCGACTACACCGCCACCATCCAGCTGTGCGGCAGCTACAAGGCGTACCTGGCCGGGGTGGCTGTCTCACGGGGAATACCGACGGCGCAGATGGCACTGGGGAGAAAGCTGGCGGTGGTCTTCTTCGACGAGCACAACCCTAAAGAAGCGGTGGTGGCGGCGGTCTACTGCTGACTTACTCGGCTACAGGCAGCGAGAAGGAGAAGGTGCTCCCCTCCCCCATCGTGCTCTCCAGCCAGATTTTACCACCATGGCGCTTGATAAGGGGCTTGATAACGGCC